GCTGCTGCTACACCTCCTGTACTTATACCAAGTACCTCCCTACCAGCTTTTAAGGAGGCTGGAGAGGCTGAACATCAAGCTGATTTTATAGATGAAAAGGCGATGGCTTCATTTTCAAGCTTATTACTTACTTCTGTGGCCTCTGCTGTTGGCTTTACAGTGGAAAAAACGACGAATACTCCCAATTTCTTTATGAATACTTTAAGTTCATTAAGAATGTTCACTTCAACATCAAATTCTGTTTTTACATTCATGCAGAATAGTTTGGGAGAATTTAGGAGAGCATACCAATGGTGTCAAATGCAGTTACATGGTCTTAATATTAGTGCTAGTCTGATTGATCAACCCCAAGAACTTCATAAGTTTTTGATAGAGTCAACTAGAATAGTTAATGATAAGAGTTTGTATACTCGTATAACTCAAGAACCAGCATTACAGCGAAAAGTATTCTCATTAGCTCTTAATGCGAATAGATTATTAGCCAGTGGTATGCAATTTGGACAGTCCGTTACAATTAGAGATACGATGCAGAAACTACTAAATCTACAAGATCGATTAATTGATGATTGTTTGTGTCCTAATGTTGGATATGAACCGTTTGTGTTGTATTTCTATGGTAAGCCTAAAGTTGGAAAATCATCATTGTACACGCAATTAGCTATTGATGCTATGAATGCTATTGATTATAAGACCTTTAGTGAAATATTATATATTAGAACTGCAGGTAATCAATATTGGAATGGAATTGCACTACAACCAAATGTTGTTTATGATGATTTCGCTATGGACAGAGAGTCTTTTCCAGCACAATGTGCTGAGATTTTTCAACTTAAATCTCCTTGTTCTTTTAACCCTCCCACAGCTCATCTTGAAGATAAGAAGAGAAGGATCAATCCGTTGCAAGTTATTATTTGTTCTAATATGGATTCATTTGAAGATGGTATGGGCTTCCTTTATCAACCTGAAGCTATATCGAGACGAAGAGATGCATTATGGGAAGTTGATTTTGTTGAAACATTAGCGGGTAAACCAATAACTGTGGAACAATGTCTGAAAGATCGAGAAGCATATTTTAATCAGCATAATAAGCCTACTTTTAAACATTTAAGATTCAGGAAGTGTAAAAATCCCCAGAAGTTAACAAGTTCTAATCGTAATATTATGTATGGTGAGTGGATGGATTATACTATGTTTAGAAGTAATTATATTGCTGATTTTGTTAGTTATCGTCAAATCGAATTGAAACGATATAAATGGAGATATGATCTTCTCGCAAGTTGTATGCCAGATGAGACAACATTATTGTCAGATTCTCAAATTAATGAGGGTATTGATAAAGCTCTTGCAACTCATCAGCAAGCGTTTTATGGTGATATTCCTCAGTTTGTTAATCATGTCAAGAAAACATGTGATCCAGGAAGAGCTCAAGTTTTTGGAATGGAAGATAGATTTATAAAGTATAATCCTATGGATATACTTAGGGTATTAGATCCGAACATTCCATCTACAGCTGAACATCAAGCTGATATTGGATCAAAGTCTAAAGGCAAGAAGAAGAAAGAGAAAGTTCAATCTAATGCATCAAGTGATTCTGAAGAAAAACCTTTGTTGGAAGAAGTGGTTGATATACCAAGTCAGAGTAGTGATGATGAAAGAAGAATTAAAGCTGCAATGGATAAGGCGAAGCTTGTTCCTGGAACATCTGGGCTGCAAGTTAATTTATCGACTGGTCCCACAGAATTGATGAGATCCACTTGTTGTCATTGGCAATTGATGGATAAGGATGTTGAAGATTATATGGGTCGAACTTTCGTTGATGAGGATGGAGAACCTGTTGATAATATAATAACGAAGAAACCATTTAAGACAGACCAATTTTATTTCTTCCCTAGAGAAAGCTTCACAGATGAAACAACACATGTACCAGAGAAATGTGTCGCGAGAGAGCAAAAAGAAACAGAGAATATTTGTTTCTTTAGTAATGATGAAGGGAAGAAATGGTTTGATCGTTGGTGTGCAAAAAATCGATCTTTAAAAATTACACATTCATGGTTTGAATTCCCATTGACTTTAATGACAGTTGGATGGAGGGAGAAATGGAAAGTTAACACTTATGGCAAAGAATTTTCAGAGGATGTCGAATTGACTCCTACTCAAAGTGTGGAAATTGAAGGTTTCTTCAGAAGATTCATGAATAAGATCAAAGCGTTTTACGATAAGATTAAAGACAATCCTGTTTACAAAACAATGACTTGTATTGGAAAGATTATGGGTGTAATGGCTATTTTCTTTGGTGGTTATAAATTATTTAATTTTGTTAAAGAGAAAGTACCAGTACCATCTGTGACAACAACTACACCTGATCCTTGGACTGGTACTCATCAGTCATCGTATAAACCAGACGTAAAGGGTGTTGCGAGAGCATCAAAATTTGCTGCAAAGAATGTAAAATCTGTTGCTACGAAAGCAAGTCATAACGCAACATCAGTCGTTGATGAATTGCAAAATCAAGTTTCAACGAATATGGTATGGTTTAAAATAATGCATCAGAATAAAGTTGTTGGAAGTATTAAAGGTGTTGGAATTGCGGGACGAACTTATCTTATAGGATCTCATTTCTTTGAGGAATTTGAAGGATGGAAGAAAAAGGCTAAAGGAGCGTTATATATTGAATATAACCGTGAGTGTGTTAGAATTCCTTTAAGTGAGAAGGATTTTGAAATTACATCTTATGAAAATTCGTCGCTATCTGTTGTTAAAATCAGCAACAGAGTTCCAGCAGTGAGAAGTATAAAGAAACACTTTGCTAAACAAAAAGATTTTAAATATTTACCATCGCAATGTGTTTTGTTTGAGTTAACAGCAGCAAATCATTATGTTTCTCATCCAGTTAATGTCCATCAGCGACGCCATCTTAAGATAAATGCCGATGGAAATATGAAAGCTGCGGTTGTCCCTGAAGTATTTGCTTATGAGGGTCACTCCAAGAAAGGAATGTGTGGTTCCGTTTTAATGTCTAATACTTCTCCATTTAGAATTTATGGATTACATGTTGCTGGTAATACTGAAGGAACAGGTTTTGCTGAACCAGTATCTTTTGAGGACCTTGAAGTTGTTGAACATCAAGCGGATATGGCCTGGACGGATATTGAGTTGAACGACATCGATCAATCAAAGATTCCCATTCCTCATAATATTAATATTATGGGAACGTTACCACCAGAGTTGGAGCCAACGACATCTATTAAGACTCAGAGATGTAAGACTTTAATGTTTGATTCGATATTTGAACATCAAACTATACCAGCTCCATTGTCATCTAAGGATTATGGTCTTAATGAAAAGGGAATTGATCCATTTAATAAAAGTATGGAAAAGTATTCAAACATACCAATGCCATTTGACAGAGAACTTGTTTGTAAAGCTTCAGCTGAGTTAGCTGAGCAGCTGATATATACAACAAAACCTGTATTATCAGCAAGAGATATAGTTCTGTCAAATCAAGATGCTATTGCAGGCATTCCTGCTGTATGTGGTTATAATCCTATGAATATGTCATCATCAGAAGGATTTCCTTTGTGTTTAGTTAGAAAGATCGGAAAAGAAGGTCATGATCTATTACATCATTTTAAGAAAGAATCTTATGCAGGAAAAGAATGGTTGTTTGATTATACTTTGGCTGGAGAAGGAAAAATTGTTCATGATATACATCCATCATTGCAAGCCATTCATGATAAACATATGAAAATGAGAAAAGAAGGTATTATACCTCAAAGTATGTTCATATGCACTCTCAAAGATGCTTGTATAGCAAAAGAAAAAGCTTATGAAGGGAAGAATAGAATCTTTTCAAATAGCCCTGTTGAATTAACTCTTGCAACTAAGAAGTATTTTGGCCATT